AGTTAGGGATTCTCATCTAGCTAGACCGCCACCGACCCCACGTAGACATTTTTCTCCCCCCCAAAGGTTTTTGTTAATGGTGTTAACAGACAAACAGCGACAGTTTGTTGACGCTAAGGCCCGGGGTGCGTCCAACAAAGAAGCCGCGGAAGCCGCAGGCAGCAAGCCCTCGACGGCTGCTGCAGCTGGTTCGCGCTGGGCCAATGATCCGAAGATCGCATCCGCAATTCTGGCTCGCAGAGCAGAGCTCAGTGTTAACCCTGAGCCGAAAAAGCGGCGCAGCAAAGCGAAGGCTGACGAAGCCAACGAAGACCCAGTCGAGATCAATGAGGCCGACGGCGAGTTCCTCAGCTGCCTGCCTTCCACTGATGATCCATTGGTGTGGCTACTCGCGCTGATGAACGAGCCCCGGGCGAAGGTATTTGATCGCCGCAATGCCGCGCAGACCGCCGTGCCCTACGTCCACGGGAAGAAAGCGGAGGCGGGCAAGAAGGAGCAGAAGGCGGAGGCCGCGAAAGAGGCCGGCAAGGGCAAGTACTCCCGAGGCAAGCCGCCCCTCACTGTCGTAAAGGGGTGACGCATGCTTTGGACCACGGCCTGCCCTGACTGGTGGCGGCGTCTGGCTGCCAGCGAATCCATCATCCCTGAACCACTCTTTCCCCAGGAAGCAGAAGAGAGCTTGGAGGTATTCAAGGGGCTTCGCATTGTCGATGCCCCGGGCAGCCCGACTATTGAAAGCGCTTGCGCCCCATGGGTGCTGGCTTTCGCAGGGGCTGTGTTCGGCAGTTACAACAGCGAGACCGGTGAACGGCTGATTCGGGAGTTCATGCTCTGCATCCCGAAAAAGAACAGCAAGTCGACCATCGCTGCCGCGATCATGCTGACGGCCCTTGTGCGTAATTGGCGTATGTCGGCCGAGTTCATCATCCTCGCGCCGACCAAAGAAATTGCCGACAACGCCTTCGTGCCGGCCAAGGACATGGTCAACAACGACGCGGAACTGAAGGACCTGCTTCATGTTCAGCCCCACCTTCGACTGATCACCCATCGTGAGACCGGCGCCACGCTGAAGGTGGTTGCCGCTGACAGCGATGTGGTTGGCGGCAAGAAGGCCGTTGGCGTGCTGATCGATGAGGCCTGGCTATTCGGCAAGAACCCGAAAGCGGCTGACATGATTCGGGAGGCCACAGGTGGCCTGCTGTCCAGACCTGAAGGGTTCGTCATCTGGCTGACCACGCAATCGAACGAGCCGCCGGCCGGGGTGTTCCGGTCGAAGCTGAACTATGCCCGCGGCGTGCGTGATGGCCGCATCAATGACAATCGCTTCCTGCCGATCATCTACGAATTCTCGAAAGAGATGATCGACAGCGGTGAGGCCCGCAAGCCTGAAAACTTCCACCTGGTGAATCCCAACATGGGGTTCTCAGTCGATCGCCCGACGCTTGAGCGCTTGTTCATGCAGGCGGAAATCGACGGTGAAGCGGAGCTGCGCGGCTTCCTGGCTAAGCATCTGAACATTGAGATCGGCTTGGCGCTAATGTCTGACGCCTGGGTCGGTGCCGAATTCTGGGAGCCGCAAGGCGCTACTTGGCTCAGCCTGGACGAAATACTCAAGCGTTGTGAAGTGATCGATGTTGGCGGTGACGGCGGCGGCCTTGACGATTTGCTTGGCCTTGCAGTTCTAGGACGAGAGACGGGAACTCGTCGCTGGCTTCACTGGGCCCACGCCTGGGCACACCCCTCGGTGCTTGAGCGGCGCAAGTCCGAGGCGCCCCGGCTCAGGGATCTTGAAGCGGTTGGCGATTTGACCATCGTCAAGCGGATCGGAGAAGACGTTGAGCAGTTCGCGTCCATCGTCGCCCGCATCAATGAGTCTGGCCTGTTGGACAAGGTCGGGCTCGACCCAGCTGGCATTGGTTCTGTGCTCGACGCCTTGGCCGATGCTGGCGTCGAGGAAGATAAGATCGTCGGCATCTCCCAAGGCTGGAAACTCACCGGCGCAATCAAAACGACAGAGCGGAAGCTCGCCGAGGGCACTCTGTTGCACTGCGGCCAGCCCCTTATGGCCTGGTCTTGCGGCAATGCCAAAGGGGTGCCATCGGCCAACGCCTTCTTGATCAACAAGCAAGCCTCAGGCACCGCCAAGATCGACCCCCTGATGGCAACTTTCAACGCCGTTTCGCTGCTCAGCCTCAACCCAGAAGGCCGCGGGGGAATGGATAACTTTATGGCTGGCATTCGGGACCCACTGATCGCATGAACGCATTTCATATTTTCATCGCCTGCGCATTGGTGGCTTTCTGCTTAGCATGCGGCGGGGTCTGGATGCTGGCTGGTACCGGCTGGGCGTTGCTGTCGGGATCGCTGAGTTTCTTCTGCATCGCCGGCTTCATCCGCAGAGGGCTTGTCAGTGATTAAAACCCTATCCCAGGCATTGGGGGCTGCTGCCACCAAGCCTTCAGCCAGTATGAGTGAATGGCTGGGCAAGACCATCAAGCTGTCGGATGGCGGTTTCTGGAGTGCCTTCAACGGCGCCCAGTCCAGCAGTGGTAAGTCAGTCAGCGTCGATAAGGCCATGCGCCTGTCTACCGTGTGGGCATGCGTTAGGATCATCTCAACCTCGGTAGCAGGCTTGCCGTTGAGTATCTACCGGCGCATGCCCGATGGCAGTCGCGAGAGCGCGCGGGACTTCCCACTCTACGATGTGGTGCACACCAGTCCCAACGAGGATATGGCTGCCTTCCATTTCTGGCAGGCTGTCGTCGCCTCGATGCTGCTATGGGGCAATGCCTATTGCGAGATCCACCGATCAGCCGGTCGTGTGATTGCTCTCGACTTTCTGATGCCGTCGCGAGTCGAGCTTGAGTTCGACGATGATGGACGGCTCAGGTATTTCTTCAGGCCACGAAAGGGGCCCCGCCGAGAGATCCAGCGGCAGGACATGTTGCACATACCGGCCTTTACCCTGGATGGCCGAGTCGGCCTTTCTGCTATTCGGTACGGCGCAGATGTGTTCGGTTCGGCGATGTCTGCAGATGACGCCGCCAATAGCACATTCCGGAACGGCATGATGCCCACGGTCGCGTTTTCGGTGGACAAGACGCTCAACCCAGCCCAGCGCGTTGAGTTTCGTGAGTACGTGAAGACGATCTCCGGGGCGTTGAATGCCGGCAAGAGCCCTGTGCTCGAGCAAGGTGTGAAGCCGGAAATGATCGGCATCAACCCCGCCGATGCCCAGTTACTGGAGTCGCGAGGGCACAGCATTGAGGAAATCTGCCGCTGGTTCGGCGTCCCACCCTGGATGGTCATGAAGACCGACAAGGGAAGCAACTGGGGCACAGGACTGGAGCAGCAGCAGATCGCGTTTCTCACCTACTGCATCATGTCCTTCACGGCGCCGATCGAGCAGTGCGTAAACAAGTGGTGCATGACGGCGGTTGACCGGATCAAGTTCTACGCAGAGTACTCGCTTGAGGCGTTCCTGCGTGCGGACAGCGCCGGCCGAGCGGCCTATCTCAGCACCATGGGTCAGAACGGCTACATGACCCGAAACGAGGGGCGGCGCAAAGAAAACCTGCCAAGCATGCCTGGCGGGGACGTGCTGACCGTGCAATCGAACCTGGTACCGCTTGATCAGCTTGGCAAGCAAAACGATGGGCAGGCCGCACGGGCCGCGCTGATGAACTGGCTGCAAGAGCCGGAAAGCAATTCACGGGAGTAATCCATGAAACACAAGATCCAGTCTCGCGGCTTGCGCAGCGAGATGAGCCCGCGCGCGCTCGATAAATGGAATCCCGCGATCCAGGCGGCCGTCGAGAACACCTCGGACACCATCACGGTGTACGGCGTGATCGGCGAAGACTGGTATGGCGAGGGCGTCACGCTGAAACGAATCGATGCCGCCTTACGGGCTATTGGTGAGCGCGATGTCACCGTCTACATCAACTCGCCGGGTGGCGACATGTTCGAAGGTATTGCCATTTACAACCGCCTTCGCGAGCACAGCAACAAGGTCACCACCAAAGTACTCGGCATGGCGGCCAGTGCTGCGTCGATCATCTACCTCGCGGGCAGCACGCGAGAGGTAGCCAGTAGCGGATTTCTCATGATCCACAACTGTTGGACCTACCTCGCCGGCAACCGCCACTACCTGATCGATGTCGCCGCCGATATGACAGAGTTCGACGCCGCGATGGCCGACCTCTATGCCGAGACCAGCGGGCAGACGGCCGAAGACATGGCCGAGCTGATGGACGACGAAACCTACATCCGCGGCAAGCGTGCCGTGGAGCTTGGCCTGGCCACGGGGCTGGTATCGGCTACGGAGATCACCGAGCGCGAAACCGAAGAGATCGGCCAGGCCAATGCCCTGAAGGCTATGGACATTGCCTTAGCCAAGGCCGGCATGCCTCGGTCCGAGCGCCGAGAACTGTTCGCCAATTTCAAGTCCGGCATGCCTCGCGCTGCCGGCGGGGGCACGCTCAACGCTGCCCCGTCCGACAAGCCTAGCGCTGTCGCGCCAGACCTCTCCGCCTCTCTGAGCGCGGCAACCAATATCCTCAATTCTCTGAAGGGAAAGTGACCATGGACTTTGAAGCCCAAGTCAAGGAACTCAACGCCAGCCTGAAGGGCATTGGCGATCAGATCAAAAGCCAAGCCGAGGCGACCGAAAAGCAAATCAAGGCCTCCGGCGAGATGAACAGCGAAACCCGCGCGAAGGTCGATGAGCTGCTGACTAAGCAGGGTGAACTGCAGGCGCGCCTGGGCGAGGCCGAGCAGAAGCTGGTCAATGCCAATCGTGACCGCCAAGCACCTGAGCGCCCGCAATCGGCCGGCGAGATCGTTACCGCGTCTAAGGAGATGGAGGGCGTTGACTCGTCCTTCCGCGGCTCCCGCCGCATCTCCGTGACCCGCGCTGCGATCACCTCGGCACCTGCTTCCGCCGGTGATCTTGTAGCACCCGATCGTCGTTACGGTATCCAGGCTTCCCCCGAACGCCGCCTGACCATCCGCGATCTGATCGCTCCAGGCCAGACTGGCAGCAATTCGGTGGAGTACGTTCGAGAAGACGGCTTCACCAACAATGCCGCGCCGGTGCCCGAGGGCGGCTCCAAGCCATACTCCGATATCAAGTTCAAGCTGGAAAACGCTCCAGTGCGCACTCTTGCGCACCTATTCAAGGCAAGCCGCCAGATCCTCGACGACGCCCCAGCCTTGAAAAGCTTCATCGACGCGCGCGGCTACTACGGTCTCAAGCTGGCCGAAGAGTCGCAACTGCTCTTCGGCAATGGCACCGGTGCCAACATCGGCGGCATCGTCCCCGCCGCTCAGCTCTACGCTGCCCCCGGCGGCGTCGTGGTCACCGGGGAGCAGCGAATCGACCGAATTCGCCTGGCCCTGCTGCAGGCCGAGCTTGCTGAGTTCCCTTCGGACGGCATTGTCCTCAACCCGATCGACTGGGCGTTGATCGAGTTGCTGAAGGATGCTCAAGGCCGGTACCTGATTGGCCAGCCGCAAGGTGACACCCAGCCAACTCTGTGGCGCCGCCCTGTGGTTTCCACGCAGGCCATGCCGCAGAACGACTTCCTGGTCGGTGCCTTCGGCCTGGGTGCGCAGATCTTCGACCGCATGGATGTGGAAATCCTGATTTCCACCGAGAACGACAAGGACTTCGAAAACAACATGGTCACCGTCCGCGCTGAGCAGCGCCTGGCTCTGGCCATCTACCGTGGCGAAGCGTTTGTCACCGGCCCGCTTACCGGCGAATAAAGCTGACCGATAGCGATGAGGCGCTCGAAAGAGCGCTCATCTTGGAGGAGGTTTGTATGTCCACTGCAGGCAAGAAAGCGGGTAAGAGCCAGTCGGAGGTGCAGGTGCCAAGCCCTGAGGCTCAGGCCTCAGTATCGAGCGCGGGAGCCGCTGATCCAGTTCCCAACCCAGGCGTAGGCGGTGATCAATCAGCTGGTAATGCAGGCGGAGAGATTGCCGCGGGTGCTCCGGCGGCAGACGATCCGGCCGCAGGGCTTCCTGATGCGGATGGCACCGCAGGCACTTCGGTTCCGGCATCCGATGCCGGTCCAGTTGCTGCAGCAGCTGATGCGGGCGGGACTGAATCACTAGCACCGGCCAACGCTGTAGCGGAGTCAGGGGCAGAAGCCCTATCTACCGCTGTCGGTGAGCTCTCAG